GCGTCAAAGAATTCCTTGGATGAAATCTCCCCTTCAATGACCATCGTGCGCAGCTTGCCGACAGACCCCGCCGCCGCGTCGATACCGTTAGCCGCTGCTTGAGCGATCGGGAATGCGCCCTCAAGGATTGAGTTAAATTCCTCAGCTCGTACAATGCCACCTGACAAGGCTTGCCCCAACTGCATCAGCGCCCCGGACGCCGCCGCTGCACTGCCGCCCTGTTGAGCCAGCGCAAGGCCGATGTTTTTCGTAAAGCGCAAGTTTGTTTCGTTGGTCGTGTTCAGGTCTTTGCCCGCAATCGAAACCTTCTGATATAGGCTGGCCATCGACTCAAGCGGCGACCGTGTTTCATTGGCGACCCTAGCGATATTGCGCAAGGTATCCGCAACCTGATCACCGTTAAACCCCAGAACCTTCAGGCTGTTTGATAGCTGAGTGTACGTCTCCGCAGACCGCAGAGCAGCCGTGACAGACAGGTATGCGCCGGCCATCCGGGCGGCGACACCAATGGCCCGGCCAAACGATGCGCTCAGCGCGTCCGTTGATTTCTTTACCCGTGCCTGCTTCTTCTCGACGCCTTCCGCAGCATCCTCGACGCCCCGCATTTTCGCCTTTGTGGCGTCTACGCCTTTGGCGAAAAACTCGAAGCCAAGCTGTAAAAGATCATTCATTTATGGCTCCAAAAAAAGACGCAAGCCGTTGCCAACCTGCGTCTTGTCTACATCAGCGACCGCCCTTTTTGATAGTATTATTTTCCTGCCTCTCGACCATGGCGTTAAGGGAAGTACGCATTTGGTCGGATACTGACTTTCGCCCTTGGATGATCGACTCCGCCGTAATGTATGGTGCCGGGGTCTTCGCGTCGTTCGATGAATTGTACTCCGACACAAAAGCTCTTGATGCCCGCAGCATCGTTTCGAACTGCCACGACGAAAGCCATAAGCCCGTTCCCTCACACCAACTCGAAAGCTCGGATGGGGTAAGGGGGCACAATCCGTTGCCGTACTGAAGGCCAAACCCTAGATCGCTGAGATATTCGGACATTTCCTTTGTGTACGTCAGAGGCGGCTCGAAAACTTGCTTCCCCGCCGCCTCCATCTTCTCGTACCGAGACAATTTGCTCCCTTCCTCATACGAAAGGAGCCATCCCTTTTGACGCGCCCAGAGTGTTAGCTCGTCGGCGCGCTCTTCAAAAAATTGGAACGCTCCGCAGTGAACTCGTCAACCTGCTCCTTGATCCATGGAAACCGCGTATAAAGCATGATCGCATTTTCGCGTGAGAAGGAGACAATTTCTTCGCCCATGACGATGTTTTCAAATTCCAGCGTGATCGCGGCAAGGGCGTTGATCCCGCTTTCGTCACGCTTTTCCAGCGACATGACCTTTTTGCGGCTTTTTGCGGCCTGCTCATGCTCAAAGGAAATTGCCCGCTTGAACTTCTTGCTGTCATTCCCGAGCAACTGTATCCGCCAAGGCCCATTTTCACCGACAAGCTTTTCATCCGTGTTTGGGTGGCGAAGGATCAGCCAAGCGCCAACGGAAGCTGCCGCCACCGTGTCAAAATTATCAAGGTCATAGCTTGGCTTTGGTTTTGCCACGGGTTCAGGGGCCGGGGCGCTCTGGTTTTCTTGTGGTCGGTTCGGGTCGTAGTCATTCATTTCTTTATCCACTCTTAAAGCCGCATTGCCGCAGATATGGCCGGGCGTGTGCGGCGTCACGCCCGGCCATACATCACCTTAACCTTATGGTGCAGCAACGTACACAATCGGGTTATCAGTGACCTCAAGAGAAGGCGCCGCCGTCACAACATCGTCAACCCCTCCAATCGTGATGGGGGCGCTCATAACAAGAACCTCCATGTAATAGATATCGCCATTGTCCATCGTAATGATGGCAACCACCGGATTGTCCGATTCAAGCGCCGCTTTCAAAATGATCTGGCCCGCGTCGGCCTCGTCGAGCGCAAGCTGTGGGCTAAGCGTGCCGTTGTTAAAGCTGCCCTTGGACTTCTTCGTGCCACGCGTCGCAAGTGGCATGTGTGTGACAAGCGCGAACTGCTTGCCGAACTCGCCCACGTTCGTAATCTCGCCGACAACCGTGCCCGTAAGCGCGCCGTAGCCTGTATCGTCGTAAGTCGCTGGTAGTGTTTCGCTCAGTGCAAGCGATACGCCCGCCGCTGTATCAAAAGACATGAAAAATTCTCCTTTTGTCTTCAAAATGCCCCGTGATAGGGGCGGGTTATTTGCGCAAGCGCAAAATTCTTTATTCCGTCTTCAGGGGTGCCAAGTCGTCGTTGATGAACGAAATGCAGACCTCGCCATCAGCCTTAACACATTCCTCAACCGTTCCGGTATATGTGATCTCGTTTTTCATCTTCATGTGGACGATTTCACCCGGCTCCACGACATGGCGCGACCTGCCAATGAAATGCACGCGTTGAAGCGACCCTAGCGTAACGCGAACAAATCGCCCCTCAAGATAAAGGTGGGGTCCGCTCTTTTCGGCCTTCTCTTTGGGCTTCTTTTCCGTCTCTTGATCGTCTGGCATTTCATGCCTCCTTACTCATTGAGTTTGTATCTTATCGTTACGGAAACCCGGAATTCTTCGCCGTCTTTGCGCATTCCAGACATGCTAGGCCGCGCCAGAACCTTAGCGCCCGCAAGCTTAAAATTGAAAGGGAAATGGTCGATCACCGCTTGCGCGTATGTCCGCATTCCTGCTTTATCGTTCCCTGCGCCAGCGTCGGCCCCGGTGCCCGCCGCCACCACAATATCAATCTGAGATAAAAGCGCGGATTGGCCGCCGCCTCTATGGGTCAATGCCGTGTTGGCAACCGGGCCGTGGTTCAGCTCCAAGCGTGGCACACCCTCGCCCTGCTTGTTTACCCATACCGTCGTTGGTCGGTTGGCGAGCGTAATCAAGTGCTGCTCTAGGGCTTCTTGTGCGGCTGTCTCCGACATTACGTCACCTTTGCTAAATTGGCGCGTCCGAACGCCTGAAACTTCATCGCCGCGCCCCTCATAAAGTAATCTGGCGCTTGCCCTCTTGCCCCGTATTCGCGCGGCGCCGCGTAACTCGCCGTCCAGCCCGCAACGAGCGTATCGGTGATCTTCATCCCCGCTATTACCAGAACATAAGCGTCCGCGCCACTTATTGACGTGGACCCCATCAAGCTGGTGTTCAGGCTATTGCGCAGAAAGCCCGTATCGACGCGCATCCGGCCACCTTGGGCGGTTGGTGTCTGAGCATCACCAATCGTATCCTGTATCGTCTGCCGCATGATCAGCTCCGCATTGCGCCAAGCCTTGTCGGTCCTGAATCGGATTTGCGCTCTAATCGTCTCGGTCATGCTGCCATCGCCAGAAAATTGATTTCAATGTAGGCATAGCAACGGCAATTTATGACGTCTTCAGCATAGGCGCCAAGCGTCCGGTCGCCGGGGAACCGTAGCCGCGCGCCTGTCGGGCTTATGAACGCCTCGCCAAAGGTCACGACCTGACCGTTCATAGAAACGTGCAAATGCCGTGTGCGCTTGTCCATGGTCGCGGACCACCTGAGCTTGACCAGAGACGCATCCACCCGTCCGGAATCGACAAGCTGTGCGATTGCCTCGTATCGGCCGGCATTAAGGGCGCTGATTGTCTCGGTTCTCGCGATTGTCTCACCCCGGCGCAAAAGGGCGCGCTGCGTGTCGCGCTCGATCCGCGCCTGTACCTCTGCCGCCGCGACTCCATCAGCCAAAAGCTTCGCCCGGCGTCGGATGAGGATATTGCTCTGATAGTCTGTCAGCCCGACCATTCCGCCAACACGTTCGTTGCCTCGAATGCGGCCTACTAGATCAAGCGCAACGCTCTTTGGGTTGCGGCCTTCCCGAATGCCCGCCTCGACCACATTGACGATTGCCCGTCTCTGCTGCTCGGTTATCTCGCGAATAAGATCGCCTGCCCGATCCCTGACCCACGATTCCGCGCGTAGGTGCCTGCCGTCAAATCGGACCCGCAGGACGGGTGCGCCGGGGCGTGGCGTAGGTGAGGCTGCCGGAACGCTCAGGCCGCGCCCAGCGCCACCCACACGGCCACGGGGCAAGGTTGCCATGGTGTACGCGCCGCCAGCGTAGAAAGCCCCGTCAATGGCCCGCGATATCGGCCCGGTGTAGCTTTGATCGAGGTTGAGCATTTCAACCACCGCCGCCACATCGCCCGCATTGATCGCCCCAATGATTAGGGCAAGGTCCGTTGACGAGGCGACGTCCTGCATTGCCTGCTTGAAAGCTGACTGCAACGCCGGGGCGATCCGGGCAAATTCGCGCATGAATGCCGCTGGCGTGTCGCGGGGCATATTACCCTCTGACCTGCAAGATATGGATGATCGGGATGCCGTTCGGCTGAACCGTCCTGACGTCTTCGATGCGCGCCTCAGCCCCGCCCATGAAAGAGAATTTGTTGCCCGGCTCAGGGGTGATGGCCAGACCCTTCGCCGGGATCAAAAACTTGCGGTCCGTGGTGAGGATCGCCGCGTTTTCCCGCTCCATTCTGTTCCAGTTGGAAAGCAAGGCCGGGGTGTCATATGGGACAGGTTGGCCCGGCGTCGGGTCGTTCTCAGGCCCGGTATCTGGACCCGCGACAATGATCTGACCCAGCGCCCCGGCCTCAAGGATATCCTCGTAAGCTCCATCAATATCATCGGCAAAGAAATTACCAGCCATTACGCGACCACCCCCGTGATCCCGTAGGGGTTGCCCGCTACGCCCGACAGCACCAAAGCCATGTTTGCATCGACTTCAGGTATTTGGGGCCGCGTTGGCGATAGGCCATTGACCGACTTTGGCTCAAAGAACGTCCGGGCAATCGTCTCGACCCTTCTGCTCTGGACGATCTGATCGCGCTTGAAGACAACGTTCAGGCCACCCGCGTTTTGTTTGGCGTACCATGCAGCCGCATGAACTGCACGGATCAAGGCCGGGGGGATTTCGTCTTCCTCGTATGGCGTGCCGTAGGAGTCCGCAGCCCCGGTGCGCGGCCACTGCCGCTCTTGTGCCCGCCCGCCTGTGGGGTAGCCGGGTAACAGCGTGATGTAGATGCCCGGAGACGTCTCGCGCGCGCCCATGCCATCGCAGAACTCGGACCCGGCAAGCAAAAGCTGCTGAACCTCTTCGTCCGTCAATGTGGAGTGATCATAGCCTCGTCTTGTCCATGCCGTTCGGGCGTCCGTCGCGTTACTGTAGGTCATTGGCATACTCCTGAATTAAAAAAGGGGCAGGACCATCAGCCCCGCCCCCTTGCGCCTGCAACACTGCCTCTATCGTATTAGGCGGGCAACTTCACATCAGGCAACAGCTTTTTCAGATCAGCGACGGGCATGGTTTCCGCGTCTTCAATCTTGGCCTCGGTGGCCGCTGCTCGCAAGTGTGTTTCAAACTTCGTGTCTGCAATCATCGACTTCAGATTGGCGTTGCTGTGGTTTTTGTTGAAGGGGACGCCAAGCTCCGCCATTTCCTTTTCCAGCTCGTCGCGCTCGGCCTTGGTCGCCTTTTCCGCATCGGCACGGGCCTTTACGTTCTTCTTCTTCTGGTCCTTTTCCGCCTTTTCCGCTTCAGCCGAATAGCTCTCAAGGTCGTGACCTTCAGGCAACTCGATATCCACATTTTGCGCTTTCAGACCGTCAAAGATTGGCCGCGTCAGCCAACCGGGGCGCAGCTCGACAGCCGCGCTCGCCCCGGCCTTGATCATCTTGACGTCACCGTGCATCGGAAATGCTTTGGTGACGCCTGAACGATTGGTTATTTTCACCTTTGCCATTAGGAGGCCGTACCTTTCCGCAGGACGCGGGGTTTCATGCACATATGCAAGTTATATGCGTGGACCTCGCCCTTGACCCACTTCGATTCGCCGGGGTTGACCGGGTTTTCGAAAGTGCGCTCCGCATAGAGGGGCAGGCCGGGAGTGTTGACCGTGGAGAAGGTCGTATGTGGACCCTGCACCTTAGAAAACACGCCTTCGGCATTGCGCGGGAAGATTCTGCACTCATCCGTGGGAACAGCCACCGCAGAATTGTCGTCGGAGCCGCGATAGTTGTGGTACGTGATCGCGCCGACTTTGAGCGATTCAAAGATCGCACCAGACGCCGCTTCCAGCTCACGGGACCGCACGGAGTTAAGGTAAAACTCCTTCACGTTCGAATGCCCGATCAGATCGTCATAGAACTGGTCGCCGCAGAGCGCGTTAATGGTGGTGTTTGGCGTGAAGGCACCGCCAGCACTGCGGCCCATGGACCGGGCAACTTCGCGACCGATGCCATAAACGTCAGTGGTCGACACGTTCAGCGCAAAGTTGACCGCGACAGGTGCAGCCTCGCCCATTTCAGTGAAATAATCGTAGATCACCGTCGTTCCGTCAGCATCCAGCAGAATGCCCTGAATAGCACCAAGGCGGTGATATTCTTCGGTCAGCTCGACGTCACGGCGAACCAATGCAAGCTCTTGCAGGAACTTGACTGCCGCGCTTTCAAGCTCGGACGAGCGGCCATGCGCGCGGATGCCTTGCACCGAAGACGCCATGAGCGTGAACGACTTGCCAAGGTGCACCATTTGCAGGTTGACCGTGTTCCGGCCTTGCTGCTGGCGCGCGGGGATCGGACCATTGATCGGGGTTGTCGGAATCAGCGTGAATTCCGTGTTTTGGCGATCCACCAAGATGTTGTGCGACGTTTCGGGAACGGGCGTAAACAGGTTCAGAGAACCAAGGAAACCCGGCACGAAAGGCGCATTGGTAATCGCGTTGGACAGGCTAACAACCTCAAAGGCGTTGCCTGAAAATGCGTTCATAGAAGTCATGGTGGTTGCTCCTTAGCGTACCAGAATGCCTTGCGCCTTAAGCGCGGCATTGATTGCGGTGATGTTGGGGCCAGTGGCGCCAGCGTGATAGGTCAGTGATGCCGCATCAACCTCAGTGAGACGAGCCGTCACAACGGCTGGACCCTCGACGGCCTCGACCCCCGCGAACAGGATGGCAACGGCGTCTTCACTGCCGTCTGACGCCGCTGTGGTGTGCGCGACCAGCGCGCCGCCCGATGTGACGCGGCCCAAGACCGTACCCGCTACAAGCGCGCCGCCTGAAGCGTCCACAATCTCAGTATCGCGGGAATAGCTCGCGTCGCCTTCCCAACGGACATAATCGCCCGTGCGCGGGGGGAGTGTTTTGGTAGCCATGATTTACGCCTCTTTCTTGCCAAATGCAGCGGTGATCACGCTGTCGTTGAAGCCAGTGCCGTTTTCGGATGGCCGTGCAAGGCCGTCGTTAAACTGCGGGTGGGTGGGTTCGGTCGCCGCATCCTGCATCGAGAGAATGCTGAACGCCCCGGCGATGCCTTCGTCCGTGAGGGTTTTGAAGTCCTCGTCGGAAAGCGACTTCGAAACAACGGCGCGCGTGATGTCCTCGTCTGACATTTTGGCCATCTCTTCTTCAGTCATGCCGGATTTTTTGCCCGCCTTCTCGTACTTCTTCCGCTTGCGCATCATGTCGGAAAGCTTCTGAGGCGTTATGGCTGCATCTGCCAACTGCTTCTTCAGTGCGGTGATTTCGCCGTCGCGCGTTTCGACAGCTTTAACGGCTGTGGCGGTTTCGGCCTGAGCAT